GGAGAGAAACTACAATGAGTAAATTCATGACCGAGACCCGATACAAGCCGTTAAAGACGGGCGATTTGATTAAGGAAGGGGACGAGTTTGAGTTGAAGAATGGAGATTGGTGGGAGACATATAGCGCTGGCTACTGTGTAGGAGATCCGCCAACTGCTCAAAGCTCTACCTATCGTCGGCCTATCGTAACTAAGTACAGGGTTTTGGGACCTGAAGAGACGCTACGTAAGGGAGATGAACATAAGGCCTCTCGTTTAACTTGTTGGGGACCTGTACCCTCATGGTGGGTTGGCTGGCCTGGCCGAGATTACCCAGAATATACCTTCCGCCGTCGACTCCACAAGAAGGCTGGTGTAGTAGCTCCTTCATCAAAACCAATCGAAAAAACGGTTCCCGAAATTAAAAAAGCGGCTCCCGTTGTTCAACCTGAACCCCCAAAGCCAGACCTAGGAGCAGACGGAGTAGGTGTAGGGTATAGGAAGTTGAAAGTAGGAGAGAAAGTACAAGAAGGAGACGAGTTTAATTTCGACGGTTACTGGCGTAAAACAAGTAAACCTGGTTTTGCTGTAAACAATCTCGTTTATCGCCGCAAGATTGAACAAGAAGTCAAGTCTGTTGATGTAGGTGTAGGGTATCGTAAACTAGAGCGGGGAGAAAAGATCTTGTGTGGGGATGAATTACAAGTCCTCGACGGAACATGGGAGCTTAGTAACGCCATTGGCTATAGGTTATATGAAGATACACATACCTGGGAGCCCCACCCCTATCGTCGCAAGATTGAGCCACCACCTTCAACTTCTTACTCGAAGCCACCTTTCATTAAGGAACTAGAAGCACTAATCGAAAAGTACTACGGAAAGGCCCCAAATGTCTAAACGTAACAGAACACGACACGAGCACGCAAACCCAACAACGGAAAAGAACCGACGAAGGGTTAGGGCTTGGCCAGATGCAAGAGACGCACCGAGACAAGAATGGAGCAGGGAGTTAAGACTATGGTCTCTTTTGGAAGATCTAAGAGATGTCCCCACCTGCGCCAATCTAAAGAAAGCCATTCAGTTTATGCCGGGCGTCAAGAACGTAAAGGTTACGGAAACAGCCGAAACAGGAGAAGATACAGGTGGACCCAAGGAATCTGTCCATGTAATCGTAACTGGACGTGAGGGAGCTTGTCCTAGGCCTTGGGTGCTACGGAATATAGAATGGCACCTTCAGTGGTTCACTCTAGACCAGGTAGAACTAACCGTTACCGGAGCTAGGAATACTGGCTCTAAGCCCCTTTAGCTTTTCAATCAACTCCAGAGTCTTTTCCTTTTCTGTTGGTTCCTTTACCTGTGGAATTTCAGGCACAAAGAAATGGTCTGCCTGGTGGGCCTTGAAGCTGTAGGGGTTCTTCTCTGAGTCTTTAGCGCGGTCTAGAACCTCTTTTGGAGGGGTTTCTAGGGGGTTATAGCCTAAATGTTTCATAGCGGTGCTGTAGGCTTCCCCATGGCGTTTAGCGGCAGATTGGTTTTGACCGGCAAGAGCGGCACGCATACCTAAATAATGGAATGCACAAGCGTCTAACGCATGGTTTCTTAAATAGTTTTGGTGGGCTCTAGTTTCAGCAGCTTCTTTTGACATGCCGCCTCTAAATTCATGCACAGCGGCATTAGAATCCAGTAAATCATGGTCTTCTGGGGCTAAGACATCATACCTGTCACGCCACTTTGAAACTTCCTTATCCATTTTTGAAAGCCCCAATCAAGCTCAAAACTGAATCCTCGTCCCATTCAGTGTCAAATGTAATTGTAAACCCATTCTTATCAGGGATAGCCTTACAGTTCTTAGCCAAAGGCCTAAAGCAAGTACAGCCAGTAAAAACCTCATTCAGAAACATTTTTTGACCACAGATTTCACAGTTCTTTTGCGATTCAGCTTTGGTTATCTTTAACGGCTTTTGAGTATTAGGTTTAGGTTTAGCACCAGGTGTCTTGGGTATTTTGAAAGACTTTGTTTTATTGGTTTTGTTTGTGGCAGGTTGAGTAGGTACAGGTTGTATTGGTTCTTCTGGCTGAATTGCTTGCCCCGTCTCCATGTGTTCAAATTGATTGGCAGGAGCTTTAGGGGCAGACTTAGACATGTTGTTAACTAGCAAATCGATTGTTTTTGCCAATCTAGCTAAGTCAACGTCTTTTACTTCTACAGGAGCTATATTGTAATCTAACGCGACTGAAATAACAGCGGCTACGTGTTCTTCGGGGGAGTTATGAAAGGAGTAGTCACAGCCTTGTATATTAGAAACACCGGAGTATCCGTAGCCGCTTTTTGAAAGTGATTTGAGGGGGCAGTCTTCTGGTACGTTTATTGCACCATAATCAGACTGCCTAAGCCAACTAACTATAATTCTGGGGGTAAGATAGGTCTTCAGCTCTTCAGACATCTTAGCAAGGTGCTCCATTACAGACGCACCTTGTATACCTAAAAGAGACTTGAAGAACCTGGGGAGCATTTACTTTAGGAATAGAACCGTTACTGCACCAATTGCCAGGCCAGCTAATACACCAACTACAATAGTAATGTACTTGTGAGCCTTTGCTTCCTTTTCTGCACTTTTCACTACATCTACCACATCGCTCTCTAGCCGCTTACCTTCCGATACCACATCTTGCTCCACACCCTTTACTTCTGGTACAGCTAGCACATCCTCCCCCACCTTTACTGCTTCTTTGGCTACATCCTTGGCAACAGTAACAACCGCCTTCTCAGTCTCCTGTACAACTCCTAGAGCTAGCACCTTCTGGATTTCGCCCTTGACTCGGGTTTCCTCTTGGGCTAGTTCATTTTCCAGGTCTTTTTTGACACTGGCTGCTTTAGCTTTGGCGGCATCAAGGGCAACCTGGGCTTTCTGCACCGCTTCTACTGCTAATTCTGCAGCTGTTTTAGTTACAGATACAGTAGCGGTTTCTACGGTTTGGGCTACGGACTTTACTTCTGTTTCTACTGTCTGTGTCATTGGCTTAACCTCCTCTACGACTTTCTTTACTTCTGGGACTACTGCGTCAACTACTTTGACTACTTGCGTTTTAACTTCTGTTGCGGCGTGTTCTACCTTCGGTTCTACCACTTCTATTACCCCATTGACGGCCTGCACAACTTTTGTATCCTCTTTTGCTAACGCGCTCTTGGCGGCGTTTAATTCTTGTATTACGCTATTTATTGGCATCTTCCTTCACTCCTGCTATTCCAAAGATTGTTGTTGACAAAATTTTAAACTATGCTATTATTCAGAAATCAACCGAAAGGACACAAATGGCTGAACAAGGATACAACGGAGTTGAACGCATTTATCAAACAAAAGAAATCGTAGAGCCCAAGAAGCAATACAGGATTCTAGGCGATGACGATGTGCTTCAAGCAGGAGACCAAGCTTACGACAGGTCTACTAGAGGGTGGTTTAAAATCAATCCAGCCACTTCCAATATCAAAGTTAAGACTCAAAAGAACAAGTACTTCCCTCGCTATCGCCGACTAATTAGCTAGCCGTGATTTGGCCGCTAGCTGGCCCTTCTGCGGCTAATCTAGTACCACTATCGGCAGCTTCACTTTCAAACACGTATTCTCTTTGTACTAGAGCACTTTGGGGGGCCTGGGCCATATAACGCTTGCCAGTCATATAATCTTCTTGCTGGATGGCTCTAATTTCATGGATTAGTCTAACCACATACCAACAGGGCCTATAAACATAACGTATTGAGTAAACCACTCCTTTACCCGAATCCACATCCTGTCCAGGCCTTCTATCCTTCCAAATAATCAATCCATCCTGCGTTAAGTCAAAATCTTCGTTCTGGTGGTATGCAACTCCCCTGGCGTCTACACAATCCAAGATTTCAACAGCAGGGAATTTAGGCCGGTCTATACCTGTAGGAGAGCTTTCTACCAATTCATGCCTAGACACCAACGCAGCTTCGTCATCTAAAATCAATCTATCGTAAGGAGCCAAAAACACCCTTTTGTTTGTGTCTTCGTAATGCAATAAAGGAGTAAACTGAGCCGTACTGGAATCAACTACTCCTGCATCGGAAGCCTTGGTTTCCTTGGTATTGCCTAAACATAATGCCGTTACCAAACCACCCCTGCTATAATGCATTCCGTTAATTGCTCTAGGATTCTGGGGATTAGGCTTTCTGGAGTCGTATTTGTCAACGATTCCAGAAGGGTCGCGCATTGCTCTAAAATGAATGAAGCGTAACCCATGAGCCCTAATACCATCCAAAAATCCTTGTAAGTCAAAGGTTACACTGGTAGCGGTAGGGAATTCAATTGGCTGAATACGGTTTTGGGGGAATCTGTCCATTAGCTAATTTTTTGCTGGGCTCTAATAGTAACTTGCTCCCAAAAAGGTAGGATATCCTGGAAGTCCCTGGGGTCGACGTCTTGGCTCTTTTCCAGGAAGGTAAATTCAATGTCTGGGTGGGCCCTTTTAGCAATATGTCTGGCTACTGCGCGATGGGAGCCAGCCCCTAAAATTTCTCTAGAGCCACCAGGAGACCTTGCTTCAATTAGGTTAAGGCCTCCAACTGTTCCAATAGCCCACAGGACTTTGTTGCCCCATTTGCCTACTACGTTTTTATATGAAACCTCATCGCCAGGAATGACCATATGCGTTATCTCACTTTCCTATTCTAAAGATTGTTGTTGACAGGCTTTGAAGTTGTGGTAGACTATTCCAAACCATGCCTCGCAACCGTAATTACCATAAAGAGTGGCTCAAGTTAAAGGCTAGGCTCCAGGTACGTAGGGCATTCCTTGTTATTAAATTGGGTGGCAAGTGTAGGATGTGCGGTAGTACAGAAGAACTAGAATTAGACCACCCAAATGGTAAAGACTATGAGGCCCGAAAGCTAAGCCCTAAAATGAGAATGAAGAGGTACGAGGAAGATTACGAGAATGGCCAATTGGACTTGCTGTGTCATAATTGCAACTCCAGAGACGGAGCACTCAACAAAGATTTTTATGGAGCAGTGCAACGTGGTGAAGTACCTTTCTAGTTGACTTCTTGGAGGAATGGAGTATAATTATAAAATATGGAAACTACACTGTTAAAAATCAAACGACGCAAGCTAACTCCTATGGCTACAGTAGATGTGTATGTGAGCGCGGATACTAGAATCCCAGATGGGCAAATCTTGTTCAAAAAGCTCTTACAACATCTTCCAGCTTTTTGCTACGCCACTAAAGAAGAAGCCGGAAAATCGACTCCTTACCGTAATTATGGCAATAGTAAATTTACTACACGACATCTTGTTCTCACTATCAAGCAAGTAGAGTAGTCGATGAAAGTCTTGTTAGTTTTCTTTATAATCTATGTAGTCTTCTTCCACAAACCATACCCAGGAGCACATGCCTGATATCGTTCAAATTCCCAACAACCCTAAATGGCTAAAAGACCATGTCATTTTCTTGACAAGGGCTGGCAGTCATGCTTACGGCACAAACTTACCCGATTCGGATGAGGATTTTCGAGGGGTTTGTACATTACCGCCAAGTGTTGTGTTTGGGTTTTTAGAAAGATTTGAACAGGCTCGCTGTGATGCTCCGCAGGATGTTGAAATTTACAGTATTTTGAAGTTTGCTGATTTAGCGGTCAAGAACAATCCTAACATTCTGGAATTGCTGTTTGTTGACGACAGCTCTATTGTTTATACTACTCCAGCATGGGGTAAGCTGAAGGCTATAAGGTCGATGTTCCTGTCTAAGAGGATTGCAGCTACATTCGCTGGTTACGCACGGAGTCAATTGCACCGTATAAGAACGCACCGCGCCTATTTACTTACCCCTCATAAATCCATTCCTACCAGGGAGGAATTTGGATTGCCTGCTAGAAGTCTAATTCCCAAGCTACACGCCGCTGATGCTTCTGTTCAGAAATCTCTTGACTCTATTGCTGGTGATTGGTCTATTGACAAAACCCAACAATTAGAGATGTATGGAGAAGTTGCTAAGGGATTGGGATTTGACACCAACTTTGTTGAGCTGTTACACAAAGAAAAGCGATATGCGGCTCTAAGAGCCGAACAAGAAGCCTACAACAATTGGGCCAAGAGCAGGAACCCTAAGCGTCGGGCACTAGAAGAAAAGTGTGGCTATGACGCGAAGCATTTGATGCACTTAGTTAGATTGTATAGAGAATGCCTGGAGTGTCTAAAAACTGGCACACTAGAAATCAAACGCCACGACGCCCAGGAACTATTAGAAATCCGTCAAGGTAGCTGGCCATTCGAGAAAATTGAGGCCTGGGCTAGTGACGTAGATTCTTTGATTCAACTCGCCCTGAAGGAAACTACACTACCAGCAAGACCAAACCTAAACGTAATCAATGAAGTTGTTCAATCAATTATAAAAGAAGGAATAGAGTGCCATCCAATTTCATAGTACTTTCTGACACCCATTTAGGATACGATAGATCCAAGCTAAACACCCCAGAAGCCCAAGACTACTTAGCAAGCCAAATTGCACAGGTATCGGGTGGAGAAGTGTACAAGCTAATTCTAAACGGGGACTTCTTCGAAGGATGTATTCCTAAGGATGCCGAGCTAATTGGGGATGATATGATTTCTCCTTTTACGTTGCAGACTTGCCAGAGCTTTTTCAAAATACTGACTAGCCGCGTAAAGATAAGAGACCTCCACATCGTACCTGGGAATCACGACTATGCCTATTGGAGAGATTTAATTAAGACGGAAAACAGCTCTCCACTTTCTATGTCTCTTGCTATTCTAGGAGTGCCTCCACCTAACTACACCTACCTGCACTTCCCCGTTTATGCGTTTAGTAACTGTTACTTCCACCACGGTCACTTCCTAGACGATTTGATTATTGGCCAAAAGAGCAAAGTGGAATATGACGCCCTGGAACTAATAGAAATGCCACCCAGGCCAAATATCAATTTAAAGAAAGACAACAGTCTCGACTATATTACAGAAGCTACAGACGAATTTGTGGCTAAGATGTGGGCTCCTAATTCCAGAATCCGAGAAGTAGAATGGGACCTGTTAAGAAAAGACGATCCTAGATTACACTGTCAACTAACTCCAGACACAGAACCATTCCAAGCTCAAAACGGACACAATTTACTGTGGTTCATAGACATGATGGTAGAAAGCTATGGAGTAGAAGAGCCGTCGTTCACAGTCCCAAACTACCTCTTTCTAGGGCACGACCATTACGGAGGCCACACTGAAGTTACCTCTAGCTATGGAGACAAATTCAAGGTAATCAACACTGGTGGCTGGACCGATGATGGGAACAAGGGAATTACGCCGCATGCGCATATTGTCTCCTGGGAAGAGGGCGCACCAGAACCTCAAGTAACAGCGATTAAGCTCTAAAGAGAATTAATCTGCTTCGACAAGGTCTTGCAAGCAGCCAAATAAGGAGTCAGCACGAAAGTACCGTTTTGCAGTTCTTGGAGCTTTGTGTTAAAATAACTGGTAGTCCATGACGCAAACGGCCACATCCAGTAATAAGCGCCTCCCGTAAAGTTCCCTACAATCCAGGGTATCACGCTTGAATTGTAAGTCCCACTCCAATACATAGAAGCCAAAGTAACTGTGTATCCCCGAACTTCCAAATAAGCCCTGCCAAATGCTGGAATAGGAGCTAAACAAACTAAAGCTAACAAACCCCACAGCAAAGACAAAGGGCCTCCACACAGCAACAGAATCCCCATAACAATAGCGTAAACAATACCCAATACACCAATCAATTGAGGAAGCAAGTAAAGTACCCCAAACGTTACGTTCCCGATTTTAGCAGCGTCTTGGGCGTGTTGGCCCTCATGCATCAAAATCTGCCACATACCAGGAATATAAGCACTTTCGCAACAGGTTGGAACATAGGTGGTTTGGCCCAGGGTGGTAAAGAAATCCGACATATACCCACTATTGCCTACCTTGCTTAAAATCCACCCAATGACCTTGTTTACAGTAGACTGGCTCTTGAGAACTATTTTGTAGTTGGGACAGAACTGCTTAATCAGTGCTAAAGTCTGCGATACCTTTTGGTTCTCATCCATGGTATACTCCTATTTCAAATGGAGCCAAGTCACAACAACAGCTACCGCAACACTTGCGACAGCCGTTCCTATAATTCCCAAAATCCTGTTCCTGCGATCTATTCTCCCTTTGCGCTCATCTATTCGCTGTCCTATGTAGTAATCCTCCCCTTTGGTTTTAGCCGCCTCTAGCTCTTGAATCTTAACTTCAAACGTGCTAGACTTAACCTTGAATTCACTACAATCTTTCCTTACTTCTCTCAAATCAATTTTGATATCTTCTAGAGAAGTCCCCAGCCCTTTTACAGCTTCAGCTACTGTTCCTAAGACTGGGGTAAATTCGATAAGGATTTGGTTCATTTGATTTTCGAGACGACCTATCCTTCCAACACTATCCCCAACGAAAAAGGACTCCGAAGCCTTATTGTCGTTTGGGGCAATAGGAAGGGGGCCGTTGGGTTTATATGTCATGTTACAACCTTTACCTCATTAAGATTGTTGTTGAATACACCAATTTTAGTCCCCCAACGTCTTTATCGCCCAATAAATGACAAAGTTCCAGCATCGTAACGTCTAGCGTCGAATAGGCGTTTGTTTCTGACTCAGGTAGATAAACAATTCCTGAATCCAGATCTCCTCCCAAGTCCCGAAACAGCTCTATAGACCCAACTGTAGCTTTACGGGCTTCGCTGTCCGCTACATAAATTACTTGGGAGGGTAATCTAGCCTTGTGGACTTCTATATCAACAGCGAGCTTGTTAGAGGCCTTAGCGGGGGTGGTGAAAACAGGCAGGTCTAGGAGGGCGTTTAGTTCATCGCAGCATTTGTCTAACGCACATATGTAACGCAAGCGCAAAATAGGGCTGTACAAAACCATCAAGGGGAAGCAAGCACGCCTCCAGCGCATATCTTTTAGCATTTGTAAGCCCTCCTTAAACGAAGACTACATTAAAGATTGTGCTGGGAAGGATACTAAGGAACTACCCAAGGCCTCTGACAATACTTCTTGAACACTTCTGCCCTCAGGAAGTTGTCCACGTCCTCGACTCTACTGAAGGCAATACTACACAACCTGTAATTGGAATACACTATTGCGTCATAGAAAATGGTGTTGATGTTCTTGCCGTCTAGCAGCTCAGGTTCCTTCAAACAGTCTACAATAAAATAACGCTTTGTGTACAGATTCTGGGCTATCCCTTTACCAAAACTAGCAGAAAACGCCAACAAACGCCAACTTAAGATGCCAGACTTTAGCTTTGGAAACGGAGGAGGTGGGTCATAATATGCAGACATACGTTCAGGGCATTCAGTATGAGTACAGTCTATCACATCGCAGGTACAGTAGCACATCTCCCTACAGTATTTACACCAGTGTCCCATTTTACCCCTCCTTGAAATCCTCGGGCCACTTTGCCTTAGCTACCTCCAAAGGCAATTCATGTAGCCCAATAAAAACAATGGCCTCTGGCCGAATTAGCTGTTTGGTTTGATAATAAACATCATCTGCTAGCTTCTTGGTTCTGTCTTTGTACACTTCGGGCATTAATGGGTGTTCCTTGCCCTTGTAGAAAAATGTTCCAAAGCCAAAGGGAGAGCTAAAAGAGATGTGGAAATAGTACAATTAGACTTCCTCTTCCGTTACCCTACGAATCCTCACAGGCGCATTAGGATAGGTTTTCTTATAGCGGGAAACAAATTCTACTGCGTCATATACGTAATTTGACCTCATTTGCTCTATCCAATATTTGATTTGGTTCTGCGCATCTACCCTGAAGTACTGGTAAGGGAACTTGTTTAACTCCCCGCAATTGGTACAAAGGTTGTCTGCAGGAACTTCAAAATCACATCGGTTACACTTTGACATTTGCTTACTCCTAATTAGAACATTAACGGGATGTCCCAGACGTATGGTTTGTGGGTTTTTGCTAATTGCTCTAACAACTCCTTTAGGGTTTTTGCTTGCTCACTCACTGCAGGGTAATAGTGACGACTTGGGCATATTTCGGGCGGTTCCATGCCATATCCAGAAACAACCTTGCCACAGACAGCACATTCCCATTTATGATCTGTTTTGTCTAAATCACCACAATAAATCCAGCCCTTAAGTGTTTGGTTTGCCAATCTTTTCGTACCTTTCTGTTGCCGTGCGTTGAATTTCCTTTAGTGAGGCCTCTGAAACATCTATTAGCCCCAGGAACTTTTCATTGCCAGTATCTACCTCTTTTACTAAGTTGTCAACGGTTTCCATGTACACTACGTCTTGGATCTTGCCGTTTTCAACCAGAGCCAAACATGTAATAGCATTGACTACATATCGCTCTGGTTGCTGTGTGGGGTCATAATAGGCTACTCCTACATTTGGAGGCGCTGGAATTATTTGTAAGATACGCTGCGGCACTTAAAAACCGAAATTAGGGCAATCGGTGCTACAGGTATTTTGATACCAGGCGATTGGTGCGGCCATCGTAGGATAGGTATAAGGGCCAAGTGGATAATCGGGAGTTGCTGGAGCCGTTGGAGCAACTGTAAAAGGAATAGAGTCATCCCTTTCCTCGCCCCAAACGATTCCCTTACCATCACAGGCCTTACATGTAGTTGGTTTAACAGTTACGGTTTTGCGGCGGTAACAATGGTCTTTCTCTCTCACAGCCACTCCTACACGACCTGTTTTGTACCACTCCCCTTCATCATTTCGGATTGCCTCCGTTGTCGTAAGGTATTCGTCTCCCCATTGAAGAACATCCCCTGCCTTCAATTCCACATAGTCTTCCTTGGTTTCTGTCGGTAGGGGCTTCCCTTGACACACTGGGCATAAATACGGAATCTTCTTTGTCTTCATCGCTTTTCTTCCCTTTTCAAAAATACTTGACTAAATAGGCCGTTTTGAGCTGTTAGTCAAGTTGTTCAGATACAAATTAGATTGTTATCCTAGGTCCAGAGGTAGCCCCGGATTTTGATAAAACGAATAAGCATTTCTTCGTCTTTGTCATCCAAAGCCTTTTCCATATCCCACAACTTCTGGTGCAATTCCTTAGAGATATGAGAATTCTTCAGCTCAAACATTCCAGGATGTGTAGCAGAAGGTGCGAATTTAAATGGGTCTGGGTAGGCCTCTTCTAAAGCTTTGTCGTATGCGTCATGTTCTTGCTTACGCTCAACATTCCACCAATGGTATATGGCTCGCATTTCCTGGGCAGCCTTAGCATGATCGTCGTAAATGTGCGCACTCCCTTCATCTACCTCTTCCCCAGCCTTTTGGTGCTCTTCTGCTGACCTCCAATCTACATGGCAATTAAGACCCTTCTCTTTGTCAATGAAATAATTCAAAAGGGCCATATTAGCTAGCAGCACCTTTTCGGAAATATCGGTGTAGCCCCACTCATAACCATTCCTTTTGTTGCGGCAATCTACCAGGTGATATTTGTTGTAGGTGTGCGTTCTTAGCCAATAAACAGCCGTGCTAATATACTTAAATGGCCAGATATGCCAGTGCTCTAGCCAACGACGAAAACGAGCTAAGGGACTAGTTTTGAACATAGGGTATAGTATACTCCCAAAACGCAAAAAGTCAAGCCCTAAAATATTACTTGACAAACGATTAAAACATGTTACCATAAAGAACATGTCCTCACTTAAGTCTTTAGGAAAACAAAAGGTCCACGCTAAGTCTGGAGGGAAATGTTGTTATTGCGGTACAGCACCAGGGCCAAACAAGCTTACTATTGACCACATCAAGCCAATTGCAAAAGGTGGCAAGGATGGGTATTATAATCTGCGTTCTGCCTGCTACGATTGTAATAGGTGTAAAGGCAACATGGATGTGGAGGAATTCAGGAAAGCAATAGAATTACGGTTAGACCCTAATTTTATACCTACATTAACTCACAGGCAACTAAGGAGTTTAAAACGGCACCCTGAAATTCCTGTAGTGCCTCGCTTGCCTAATTGTTGGCTTAATACGTTAAAAAAGTTTGGAAGCCCTGTAGTGTTTGAGTTTGAAAAGAATGGGCTAGCTACGTTTGCGGAAATGCTGGCAAAAGTAAAAGATGTGGGACTGCCTACAACAATGCTAGCCACCTGTGACCCGCCTGAATTGACGAAGTACGTCAGTATGGCGGGCTGGGGATTTGGAAGGGCTATGGAGTAAATAAACAAAAGGCCCCATTTTCAGGGACCTTTGTTGTCTTATTCCTTGTGTTAAATTACCCAGTCGGTAGGCTCATAGCGCCAGGAGCTTCTGTATTGTCAGTTGCGCTCTCATCTGAAACTAGAATTCCTTGATAGCTATGCTGGCTTGTGGATAGCTGTCTAGCACTGAAACCGCCAGTTGCCCCTACAGGCCGAACGAAGTCGATGCGAGCTACTTCAACGTTGGTTTGTCTATCGAGTACAGACAAGGTCATATAGTTTGCTGTCATCAGGTCTGCCAATGTAGGGAAACGTGCGTCCGCGAACCACCCGTGTGACACAATGCGGAAACCATTAGCAGTCACGTGTACTACTTCTTGAGCAGTATAATCCAAGCTAGCCGCACTGTAACGCCCTAAAATCCAGGCTGGCTGTACATCATAGGTTACCCCATAGCTACAGTCGCTAAAGATTCCAATGTAGTCAACCGAAGTGCCATCATAGACACCCAGTTTCGCTCTTGCACCACTTAATACTAATGCTGGCATGTGTTATTTATTCCTTTATTTAACCCGTAGCTGTTTGTTGGATCGCGGATACAAGCAATTGAATTGCCACAAACTTCAAACTCGTAGCTTCTTTTACTTCTGCTCCTACCACCATTGCATTCCCGTTTACAATCTTGATTACAATGTTCTTGACCCCTCTTGGAGCATCATCACTAGGAGCAATCAACTTCTGGGTAATCAAATCATCACAAATGGCCTTGAACACCGTAACGGCTGTAGTGGCCGAAACATCTGCTAATGATTGTCCTACGAAAGCTCTGGACATCCTTTGCTCCAGAGCATTCATAATCATATCCAAGCAGTACATAGCTTGTAGTGAGTTATAAACAAAGTTGTTGTCAACGCTGTAAGTAGTTTGGTCAGATACCCAAGACCAGCCACTACCATCATAAAATAGAGGCAATAGACCGGCTCCTAGAGCAGATTCCAAGTTAGATTCTATATTGTAATTGAACCCGCCAAGTGGAACAGTAGCGCTAGAAACTGTGGTGTATTTCCAGGTGATATCCTTGTAGACGCCTGCGGCTTGCATTGCAGCAGCTTTAATAGCGGTCATCCAGGGCCTAAAGGTAGTAAGTGTGCCTTGAGCGTTATTGTCTTGGACTGACTGGAAGGTCATGCAGCAACGCGATGAAGCAATATTTGCCGCATTGTTCTGGTTGTTTGCGAAAGTGTCATAATTAGACAGTATAGCAATTCTACGACGGTGTCTCTTTAGCTGAGACATTTGCAATACGTGTGCCCTTACAGCTGTATTGATTGACGCAATGGTATAAGTTGAATTGGGGTCTGTGAATCCAGCTGCAATATCAACTGTAGCGTCATTAGAGAACAAAGGAACCAACAGATTGCCTTTGACAGCTTGTAGAGCGTTTAGAGCGTTTTGAATAATGGCGTTAGTAGTGAAGCCCTTTGAGCCACCAGACAAGAAAGCTAGTGAAGAAATATTGGGCAATCCGATTAGAGCAGTCTGAGTGCCAGTAGGAACTAGATTAACTAGTGTAGAGCCACCATTTACAGTAGTAAGGAAATCGTAGCCATCGGTCTTGATTCTACCAGTCTGGGCACCCCAAACAGTATTGATATTGAAAGTGCCTGGGTCTAGGTAGGTTGAGCTTAGCTGTGAGTAAGTAGCCAATGTAGGAGCAGCAGTAAAACCACCTAGGGAACTAAAGTATTGGCAAAGGTCTCCGATAGTGGGGTAGTTGCTTAGGGTGACTACAATTGGAGACAGTGCGGCAGAACTACCACCCGAAAGAGTGACTGTCATGACGCCATTGGAAATGACAGCTTGCGCAGTGGTCCCTTGATATCCAATAGAAAGAACAGGGCCTCCACCAGCGGTCCAGTTTTCCGATACCCCTGTCTTTTGCAGTACTACGTTTAAGTCTACTTGGTATTCCTCAGAAGAAACAATTACTACTGGGGTACCACTAACAGAAACGAAAGTGGCTTGAGCAAGAGTCTGTGTTGAAGTGTTGTAAGTCCAGCACAAATTGGCAAAAGAACCAGTAGAAGTGTTAGCAAGCTCTAGCGATTTACCAAGTCCAGGAACAACTGCTGTATTTGTAACACTGATATTAACTGGCAAATAGGCCTCAATATCTGAGCTTGTAGTAGAAGCATCAGAAACCCCCACAGGAGCAGTTCTTGTTACACCAGTACCAGAAATATCAATTACCTTCAGAGCAGTCAGTGTATTGCTTGAAACAGCTTGGACAACATAGGTACCAGCGTTTCCAGCATGGCCACCAGAAGTAAAGCCAGAACCAGACCCAATATAAAGGATATCTCCAACAGAAGGAGCTACGTGCCAGTTAGTAGCAGCGGTGGTAATTGTAAAAGTGGCTTGGTATCCATTAACATTGCCAAGGGTAATTGCCACAGTGCTATTTAGAAGGCCTCTTGCAGCACCGCCTGTAACAGTTACGCCGGTTAGGGGACTTAAGTCTGTGACTAGAGTAGCTGGAGTAGCCCCGGCGCTCATGCTGCTAGACGTTACAACTGCGCCACCATTGACAACTGCAGAAACGGTAGTGGCAACTTGGGGAGAGGCTAGAATAAAACTCCCGGTAGAAGGAGACAGTTCACCTTGAGGAGAGGTAACAGTAGTAGTGATTAGGTTGCCATTAGCGCCTCCGGCAATTGCAACCACATTTGAATACACGCCGCTAAGGAAGTTTGTAAGAGTCCCAGAAGCCTGTACTGATACGTTGGTCTTTACAGGCACAAAAGAAGTAAAGCTGCCCATGATGTTGTTGTCATTAGAGGCAGATACAGCACCTACGAAAGCGTCTACCAATCTACCCGAACCATACTTGGCGATAATGTCTGACTGTTGGTCTGGGCCAAAGGTGTTCTTGCTTAGGTCAGACTCAAGGGTGAAATCGGGACCAGAGTTAGCTTCGCCAATTACCATTAGAATACCGTTGGCGGCTAGAGTAGAAGGAGTTGAAACGACTTGGGCTTCAGCGTATGCACCAGGAACAATTAGGGTCTGGCCGTCAGTTGTAGTGTATGATAAAGACATTATTTACTCTCCGTTATAAGATTGGTGTTCATTATAGTTTTGGTGCCTTTGGGGCCATGTTGGTTGTGGGCATTTTTGGTGCAGATACTTTAGCAGCAGAACCAGAAGCGGGCGATTTAGCAATTGGCTTGGCTGCTGGGGATTCGGCTTTTTCTACTTTGGAAGCCTCGTATTCTGCTCTTTTGTCATTGCGCTCTTTATGGACAAACGCCTTAGCTGCTTTTGTACTAAACGGCTTTTTATGTCCTGTCTTAGCTTCTGCATATACAGATGGAGTGGACGCGCCCCCTGGCCAACTCTTGCAGTGCCAGCAGGTGCAAGGATGTTTTTCTGCCTTAGCCACAACTCCAGTATTTACCATTGGGATGAGAGGCTTTTTGACAGCGGCTACTTGAGTTTGAACACCGCCACCAATTTTAGGAGGAAACTTCCCAGGGATTACAGGGCGACCAGTTTTAATTGCAGGCTCCCTAGCTACGCCGCCATCTAGTGCCCCCTTATTGAAATTAGGATTGTGTGGAGGGGAAACTGTTTGTAGAGTTTTTGGCACCTTATAGCCTAGAACATCCTTTACAGGCACTCCAGCTTTCTTGGCGGCATTCTTAACGTGTTCTACCAAGGCCCCTTTTGCAACCTTGCCTTTGGTAATATCTCCAGACCCATCTGTCTTAATCGCATCTGGGATAGTTTCAGTACCAGTCTTGGCTCCCTTTACCTTTTCAGGGGCTATAGTATTGGTCATGGGGACTTCTTTGCCTGTATTAGAAATCTCTTCCTTTTTCATTGGGGTAGAAGCACAGGACTCGCCCTTTTCTACCTTCTTGTCGTGAATCTTCCAGGCAGTGGCAATAGCTTTACCTTCACCCGCGCCAGAATGACCGTATTCGTCCTTTAGCTTATCAGTGAGCTTCTTTTCCCCAGGAGGGCACACTTTAGCTAGCTCGGCCTTTGAAACAGTCGGATCAACCGCTTCGCTTTCCTTGGCTTCAGTGTTTTCTTCTCTGGGTTGACTAACTGAAGACATGGTCCCACAATTACGGCAGACGACATGCAGCAAATTGCCTAACGTGCCTAAAGCGTGTAGTGGTCCCATACACATACTACAAGAACCTACATCTCCATCCAATTCGCCCTTAGACATTTTCTTTTCAGAAGCCCCAAACCCAGCGTCTGCATTGTTGTTCATATCTGAAATACCACCTGGCACCCCTGGTCCACCACCCTCAGGAAGTACGCCCTTTTCAATCTTTTGAGCTTCGTATTCTGCTCTAGTGTTGTTTTTCTTGGCAGCCAATGAAGAGGGATATAGCAAAAAAAGATTCCTCCAACTAATTCCCTTGTCTTCTCCACGTCCTATCTTTGGCTTGTATTCATTTCTAGCTAAATTAGGCACCCCGGTCATGGCACTTCCAGCGCTCAATTCACCACCAGCTCCAGTAAGAGCAGGGTCGTTTTGGCCAAGTGTTTTATTTAGCTTAGCCAGACCGTTTTGTTCTTTTGCGTTATGTTTTGCAATAACCGCTTGGGATTTAGCAATACCGTCTTTAATGGCCTTAGCTAACTGGAGGTTGAAGTCTTTTACTTGCATGTGTTATTGAGCCTTTTGTTACTATATAAGATTGTTGTCGCACAAAGATACAAATTACCGAACCGCTCTACCAATACTTTTCCTTAACGCCTGTAGCAATAAATCAATTACTTCCTTCTTGGTCACTTCTTTCATTGCTGTAACCACTTGGGACTTTCTCCTGAGATGAACCCCACAGACTGCGCACCACTAAAAATAGGATGGTCCTTTAATTCTGGTAACGCTTCTTTGTATTCTGGGAAAGGATTGGCTACATCTTTACGCAGTGCTGCCAAAAACTTCCCCAGTATTTGCTCTTTGGTAAACATTACACAGATACTCCTATTCCGTCACCAGTCAGGAATCCAGGGTCAATCAAGCTAGAATCAGTTTCAAATTGATTGGGCAGAAAATTGATTTGACTCACGTTCAAGCTGTCTGGGCCAAAAGAAGCTTGGGTAATTTTGTCTGATACAGTGCGTGCCCAGGTCATCTTGTTAAAGCCAGTGATACTAATGACGCGACTCCACACGTTCTCCGACCCCACAGGAGCCAAAGAGTTGTTAGTCATTACCTTAGTGGATGAAATGACTGTACGTTCAAAACCGCGCCCTTCCAACAAGGTTTTCTTGTACCGCATCAAAGAATACATTACAATAGACCACAAATACAATAGTTCCGAGGCCTCTCCCTTAGCATTGCAGATTATGTTGTAAGTCTCCTTGAAGTTGCAGGATTCCAGTTGCACAGACAGTTTGCTAGAGGCCCATTCCAAAACACAATTGTTAAAATCAGTGTTGAGGCCCTTTTGTATTATAGGATAACAGTTACTTGTAATTGGATCTGTGAAAAGGTCTAGAATCGGGTACCTATTCCCAGCACCATCAACCAACACCATTTGGGTATTGACTATTACTGGAATGCTTGGAATCAACACCCCTGTGGTAGCATTGTAATTGCCTACGAACTTTTGCGTCAGAGGTTGCCATTCTGCTGGAGTTGATTCTTCAGTTTCGTAATGGAGGTCCCCTAATGTTGCCTCAGCCTCTGTACAACTATCCAATGAAACTACGACTATAGGCATTGCAGGACTGCTAGTTAAATTGTAGTCCATAACCACCGGGATTTCTGTCTTCAAAAACCAATTGACAGCTTTAGTTATTTCCTTTTCGCCGTACTGTTCTTTAGTGAAATTGTCATAACGCAATCCGTTAAAGACTAATTGTAACTGCCACGGATTTTGACGCAAGTCGTTGAATCCAATGATTAGGGCCTGTCTAATCAAAATATCAGACTGAAACACCCCCTGAACGGCCGGCAATATCGCTTGCGCATTTAACGGCCGATCTTGTGGGGAAAGACTATCTAGACCCATTACTTAGCGCCTCTAGAAGGTTTGTTCCTAGCACTAGTAGGGTTACCCTGCCCTGGGCCAATAGGATTAGATACAGTGTCAGACAAATCCCTGACCATACCGCTAGCAACTTCACGCACCGCGTTCTTACCCGATGGGGTACTAACTACAATATGTCGGCTATCTAATACCTCTCCGGGTACCAAATTATGATGGGCTCTAATTGACTTTATATGTTCTGGTACTGCGTCTTTATTCAATACCTTATTATTAGGAACAGGGGCAGAAGGGTCTAGTTCTTCTTTGTCTTCTGACATATCCCAATCAGACTTAGCCATTAGAAGTGCCTTTTCTGACTCATGTGGAATAAACATCACTTGCTTGCCAGATTTTCCTCTAAACACCTTTTTAGCCTTTACAGGGGTGATAGGGTAGCCTTTATCTGTTAGCTGTTTAATTCCTTTTTCTCCAAACCAATCAACCGCATGTTGTGGAGTCTCAAAAGCAAAGCGTAAGGCAGGGTCTAATCCTGTTCTCCACCTTGGACTTTCATTTTCTCTTTCTTTTGAAGTAAAATCAACCATAGGCCCAGGAATTTCACTAAAGGGCTTACCTGAAGTGGCTTGAAAGGCTGTGTCAAATATTTCTCCACTGTACGGCCCCTCACCCTTTTCATTCTGGACCCTATACACCACTAATGGATTTTTAGGGTCGTTATGAATAAGGGCCATTTTTTCTAGTGGCTCTGGCTTATCACTGCTCTCTTCTGTCTCTTCTGCGATTTCATCCCTGTAGTAATCAGGGTCCTCGGCCAAATGGTCCATTGCAATTTCACGAGCTAGCTCTTCATCGTCTGTGTGCTCTTGTAATTCAATGCTAGTACCAATTGCCAGCTGCTCTTGGTCAAATTGTTCTGGAGACATTCCTTGAGCTGCACCCCCAGAAATCAAATCGCTTTTGTCCATTCCCAAATCATAAGTACACAATCCGCCTTCAGAAGTAGCCAACATACCAGCAGGGGGTAAATTTGTGTTATGATAAATGTTCACTTGCCCTTTAGTCAATTCACTTCTAGTCATGGGCACTAAGGCATCTACGTGAGTTAAACCATTAGCCAGAGCAACGTCTAGGCGTCTGTTACCATCTATAACCCTGTAGCCGCCTCTTTCTTTTGAAACAACCATGGGGGGCATTTTATCCCCAGCTGCGACCATTCTGTGATATAGTCTGGTCTTAGGCTCGTTCCCAACTACCATGTGATTACGTAGTAATTTAGCTACAGGAACTTGAATCTCTTTTAGTAAATGCGGCTTGCCTTCAGTAAAATAATTAGCTACGGCTTGTTTGTAGTTGTTATCCCAGGTTTTGCGTTCAGGAGTATTGATAGCAGGAATTCTGGAACCACCACCGACCCACACTTTGTTGCTTCCAATGGCTTTTGCTAATTGCTGGTCTGTGTCACTTAATTGCCTGCCCATAGCAATTAATCCTTGTACAACCCCTAAAACAGCAGAGTAAGTATCAGGAGAAGCTTGTTTTATTTGGGCCAGTACAGGAAGTTGTTTGTGGACGGCTTGTAATGCTGTAGCTACTTTTTGTTTTATTGCGTTAAGATCTTTGGATTTGGAGGCCTTTAGGGCTTGGTCTTTCTTTTCTTGGTCTGACGCAATGTCTCTAAAATGGTCCTCAAAGCTTTTGTCCTCTGGAACCTCTGGTACTTCGGGCATTTCGTCAATATAGTGCTGGGCTTGAATTTCTGGATTGGACGATTTCTCCTGTTGCCTCTCTTGACTTCCGCCTTCGCCCGTATGATGTATCGGTTGGTGCTTGGCCAAATATTCATCTACGATCTTCTTCTTTCCGTCATCTTCGCCTGTTTTGGCCTGGTCTATTTCCTTTTGGACTTCCTTGTCATAAAACGTTATTCTATTGCGGCCCCTTAACTTGCTGGCCATAAGGGCTTCGAAGGCCATTGACATCTTGACCCCTATACCAATAGAGACAGTAAGTTGCAGGAGGTTTTCGTATTTCTCTTTTACTTTAGGGAGGTCTTGAAGGGCCTTAGGGTTTACTTCTACCACCCCTTCGTCCCCGCCGCAGGAAACCATTGACCCACCGTGTTCAACAGCCCAAGCTTCGAAAATCTTGTTGCCAGAGTCTATTAGATTTGATATTCTACGAAGTTCCTCTGGCTGGTCATTAAGGCGCGCTTGACCAATTTGACGGCCCGCATGATCAGCGTCCCAAGCTACGTATAAATTACTCACCTTCAAAAGATTGTTGTTGACAGGGCTTAAAATTATGCTAAGATACGAATTATGAACGACATAGCTATTGATACAACGGAACCAACTGTTATTATTCTTCGTGGCCTACCTGGGTCTGGGAAAAGCACCTTGGTGCAGTCTCTAGTTAAAGACGTTTACCATTCCTGGGCAGTTTGTAGCGCCGATTTTTTCTGGATTCAGAAAGACGGTTCTTACAAGTTTGATGCAAATCTAGTGCCAGAAAACCACCACCAATGCTTGCGTCAATTTATACAATACATGCACAACAACTCCGTTTACGTAATCTTCGTCGACAACACCAACACCGCCTACGACGAATTTTCGCATTACATCAAAATCGCTGAAGCATATGGTTATAAGGTAGTTGTCATAACTTTGAACGTTAGCGTAGAAACTAGCCTTGCACGGAACACCCATAACGTTCCCAAAAAGACAATTGAAAACATGTTCCTGCGCTTTGCTAGCTGCAACATTCCGAGAAAATACGACAATTTTGTTATTGACACCGAGACCCCCTTAATGCTAATGTAAAGCCATGTCAAACACTTATAAATTCAGCACCAGAGATGAATTTAAACACATCACCTGCAATGGCGTCGACCTTAGACCCTGGCCCATGGATTTCCAGTGGGGCTGGTATGGAACCGCCACAAACTACACGGCCTGGATTATCCTAGAAAAGGAATATGGCCCTAAAACAGCCGACCAATACTATGAAAAGTTTTCGCGTCATTACTTGGCAGATCAGACTTGCGACAATTTTGAACTAACCTCTGGAGCTATTGCTCTTATTTTGAAGGATCTAGATGCCCCACACCCAACTCTTCCAACCGGCTAAAACCGTACAAGTCCTTAAGTTACCCTTCCCCACAGGAAGAATCGTAGCCATTGGAGATGTGCATGGTTGCCTAGAAGAGCTAAAAGAGTTGTGGAGTAAAATCAACCCTACCATACAGGACACGGTTGTATTCCTTGGAGATTTGGTGGATCGAGGGCCTGATTCTGAGGGTGTTATACGGTTTATCCATAATTTGACGCCAGAACTAAATATATATAATGTTGCATCGAATCATGATGAACGCCCCATTCGCTACCATTACCACCAGCTAAAGGCCAAAGAAAATCCTAAGTACAAAGTACCAATGAAGCTGCCCGAATCTTACTTGCAACTTAGTGAGTCAAGTTTGGAGTTTCTAGCCCAAGCCCCACACGCTGTCTTTTTCTCTAAGGAAGGGACAGTTGAGCCCTATGATGTGGTTTGCGTTCATGCTGGGATATCTCCTTCTTTGTTTAACCAAGACCCAAAACAATTCATCAGGAACAGGTATTTTATCAGAAACGAAAAAACTAACCGACTCACTCCTGTAAAGTCTATCGAAATAGATGGAATTTGGCACGTGCCGGAACTGTCTTATCCTTGGTACGATTTCTGGGATGGCCATTGGACGGTTGTGTTTGGCCACTCTGTACACGAAACTCCTTTTGTCAAAAATAATTGCATTGGAATCGACGGGGGTTGCTCCTTTGGAGGGGTTCTGAGAGCCTGGGTAAAGCCTTGTAGGGGCGATTCGTATTTTGTAGAAGTAAAGTCTAAGCTGTTTGAAAACTTGACAAATTTGAAAAGGGGAGTAAGATATAAACCATGAACACACTAAAGCAGACACACGGCAAGAACGGAATCCCTGAGCTAAAAGCAATTGAGGTCAAGCCCAAGTATCGCTTCCTAAGAGTGGGAGAGGTTATTAAGGAAGGGGATCAGTACATGAGTTTTTCTGGTACGTGGGAGACTTGTTTTATTTGTGTTGGCGAAAAGGTAATCCCAGCAAACCGCAAGGAACTACGACGCAGGGTGTGACAATGACACGCTACAGGATACTAAACCAAAACACGGTCATCAAAGCGGGAGACGTTGTAGCAGATGTAAATGGTGATTGGGTAAATTACAAACGCCTCACCAAGTACAAGCCCAAGTACCGTCTTCTAAAGGCTGGAGAAGTCATTAAAGATGGCGACGAATTGCGCTGTTGTAAAGATCTTTGGCTAAAAACCGGCCCAATGCGCAAAAACGAAAAGGTCCAGTCTATAGATGTCGGTGGGTTCCGTCGTCGCTTGCACGTTAAGACGAAGGTTGACTAAGAGCCATCGCGTAGTTAAGTGGCAAAGGCTGTGAAGTGCCGGCAACCACTGCGTTAATTGAAATGTTCACCCCTGGGCCATTCTGAACCACACTAATTTTATCAATACTGCTAAACATAGAGTCTTGCGTCAATTGCTTCCTTATGGCGTTCAACACATCCTGGGCACTAAAATCCGCTAGAGACAACCCAATACTTAAAGGCAATCCAATTGACTTGTGTTGTACCAATTCTCCTTGCTGAATTGCCAAAACAATCTTAACCCATTGCACAATATTAGCCAACCCAATAGCGTACCGTATTTCTGCATCCACCAACGCCAAATCATTATCCGCCCCTAAAAGCAAATCTACCCCACCAATCGATACCATAGGGTCTGTTACGTTTACGCCTGGGATGTCTTTGGTTACAACAGAATCAGGGTCTAATGGTTCTACATCACTAGGAATCCAAATCAAGTTCCTACTGCAAATGGTGCCGGTTAGGAACGATTCTAGAACAGCTCCGTCATTCACCATATAAGGCGTAACGTCTGCGTTCATTTTGATGGTGGAAATATTGTTTTGCGTTACAATGCTTTCAATGCTGTACTGCACCCTGTTTGCTGTATTGCTACTAAGCCACACCGCCTTGCCCACAAACAAATCTGAGTTGTAGTTAATTACAACAGTTTGCCCTTTACCATTAACCAACAAGGGTATCTGGTAACCCGTCTCGTCAATATAAGGTGCTCTCAACCCATTCAGCGCCACAATTTCCATATACCTATTGGGGTCGCCTAAATACCTGGAAGCCAAGTTTTCCAAGGTAGCACTATAAGGGAATGGAATTGCAAACTTACTCACAGGTTGTTGCCAGGCTATCCCAGATGCAACAGCAAGCCCCCCAAACATTTCCAAAGTAGTAGGAGGCTGAGCGGGTTCTCCATCGGCTGTAGCAGCAAATTGTTGCAATATGGTAATGGTGTTTTCAAGTGCGTTAAGAGTATCCCAATCAGACTGAGTAGGAGTTGTTTTAATAGGGGTTACATTGATTCCATAGACATCTGCATAAGTAGGGTCTCCAGCACCTACCAGGAAAGCTATTTTGTCTGCGGTACTTCTGGTGGTATTGGCGTAGTTTTCAAAATCAATTCGTCTTAGGTTTCTTACTCTGGTTAAATCACTTTGGACATCTTTCTTGACATCTTGAGACAAATTTAACGCAGAGAGGGGTATTTGTGTCGCTAGCTCAAATGGAATGTCCTTTAACGCAACCTTCTTGGGCTTGATTCCAGCTGCGGTAGTTGCTGTAGCCCTAGTAGAATTTAAACCCGTATTGGTAACATAACGACTGTTGCTGGTAGGAGTATCTTGAATTGAAGTAGTGTCTTGTAACGCAAATCTAAAAGCTATCGAAGAAGGGTCCGAAGTTTGCCCAGAAGACAAGGTATTCCACAACTGCGGCGAACTGTATTTAATATTGGAAACGTCAACACTTAATTGCTGTTTTATTGAAAGAGGTACATCCGACAACGAAAGCGTAGCACCCACTGTATCCTTGCACAATAAAACCGTATCGTGGAAGGGAGTAAGCACATAATCAATATCCCCTAATACAGCTTGCTTCAATGTTTGTTCTACGGCCTGTCTAGCAGCTGTAACAGTGTTAATGGCCCTGGCAAGTAAATTGGGGCTGTTTCTAATAGGAGTAGGGGCAACAGGGGTG